GACTGGCGGCCATCTGTGCCACGGGTGACGGATTGCGGGCCATCTGTTGACAGGCTGTCACCACTGCCCAAACGATTAGAGCCCAGGTTGCCAATTGTTGGCTGAGGCGAAAGGAGCTGAGAGACACCGCCCAGGATCAGACTGGCGCCGATTGCGCCAATCGCCGTTGAGACAGCGACTTCCCCCAAGCCTAAAAGGCCAATGGTCGCGCCACCTGTAAAGAATGCGCCTGCTACAAGAGCGACCCCGATCAAAATCCTTCCCACCCCACCGCCACTGCCTGCAATCACAGGAGCGACGATCAGGTCATACTGTCCAATCGGCAAGCGCAGATCTGGATAATCCAGATCGGTCTCCGCTTGAATCACTCGGTACCCAATCCCGTGCTCATGCGCCGTCATCAGCTCGCGCTGTAGATCAGGATGATTAATACAAAGTAATTTTATCGCTTCTGCAGGTGTCCTCAGATTTGTGTATTTATGCTCACCCCCATAACGCTGGCCGAGATCACCCAGCAACCTGACGGTCTGAATCATGCCTAACGACCGCCGCGACTCTGCTCACATAATACTGACGCAATGGTTCAACAGCACTAAGCGAATTTTGCCGCTGATGCAGGATCCTCTCATCGTCCAGCAATATCGCCGCGTGCATTGGCGCCATAGTACCCAGACGCATGATCAAGACATCACCGGGCCTCCGCCGCTCAAATTCAACCTGAAAGAACCCACAGGCTTCGGCTTCTGCCAAGAAAATACTCTCACAGCGTTCTAGGTCGTCAGGTCGCTCAAAATCAGGGATGATCACGCCCTTCAGGCTGAACCACTCGCGAACCAACGAAAAGCAATCGTTTTGGCCGTAGTCCCACTGTCTACCGATCAGGGATTGATAGTTGACCATTGCTCATCTGGTATTGAGTAGATATGCCACGGTAGGCGAGTCCCACGGCAGGCCAACAGATCTGCAGCGCTGGCAGGCCCTCCCATTGGGTGTGAGTGCAAAACCGCTGTCACGGCCCCCCGCAAGGCAGCTACTGCAAAGTCTTTGGGGTCCATTACAAAGTCTTGCTCAGGGTCATCAGCGATATTTCGACAAGGCCAAAACTTGCCGCTACAAACCACACCGCACGCCTCTGACGGTGCAACGCTTGCAGCGTAAGCCTCGAAATCATGTTTGCAGTCTGGCGCCAGGGAATCCGCCGAATGGCAACAATCCACTAGGGAACCGCAAGGCGCAGCTTTCGTATTTTTTCGCGCATTGGTCATTTGATTGATCCGTTGAGTTGTTATTTAGATCAAAGTATCTTTTTTCTGTATAGCCACATTCAACGCCTCGATATTGCCATTGGCAATGTTCAACAACTTGCCGCCGAGGCAGCCCAAGATTTGTCAGGTCAAGCTTGCTTGTCAGCTCAAATTCAACTAATTCAGGGTTTTCGCTTGCTACCCGATCGATATACCAGATCTCATCCTCAAACTTTGCGCTAGGGTCTGCCGTTGCATTACCTGCTGAGAAATTGACAGCATCAAGGAATTTCTTGCATGTTCTGATCCTTGTGACCTTTCCTTGCAACGGGTTGTAAAGCGCCAATAATGCTGAAATCGAGCTGTTAGCGTTTGCGATCCTAAAGGTAGGTCGAGGGATTGCGCCTTTGCTCGTCACATCAAAGCCTTCAGCCTCTACCGGCACAGCTTGGTACGTCAGGCCGTTGAAGACCACATCAGCGAAAAGCTCATTCGTTCCGGCGTGATAGAAAAAAGTTGTATCGATGCCATTGACTGCAGCTGTTAGCTGCAATTGGAATAACTCAATGATGGCAGACGGCTCAAGAGATTGCAGCTGCTCCTGTATTGATCGCGGTGTGCTCATGCCTCAAATACCTGCTCAAATAATGCCTGAATCGTTGCTCTATTCAAATAAGGAATATCCTTGCGCCATTCTTTACAGATAAATTGAGCTGCAGCTGATTCCCCCGGCGGTGTGAACGTAAAGCTTTCTTGCCCTCCCCTTGCGTCTAGGAATGCCTCGATCGTGTCAGCATCGGCTTCCGAGACATTCCAAGTGAAAAGATATGACTTCGGGTTTTGATTGATGCCGTAGACCGTTCGTTGGCTGTAGCCGCTGCCAAATTGAGCAACGCGCACCTTGGGAGCAGAGTTTTTTGATAGGTCATAGGTTGGCGTGATCGCTGGGAAGTTTGCCATTTATGCAGCTAGGAGCCCTCCGGGTCGCTTTTGCTTGATTAATTCTGCCTGAACTGCAGCGCCTAGAGCTGCACCAAGCTGGTTCGCTTGGCGTCCGTCGCCTTCAGCCTTGGTGCCTGATGCGTCAACATTCACTACCACATTGGCGCCACCGCCGATGCTGCTGTTTGGTGCGATGCTGCCACTGCGGCCTGGACTGAAGAGTTCTGGCCCACGCTCTCCGACCATGTAAGAACTGCCGCCCATTACGGTGCCGCCTTTGGCCCTGAAGCCGCCAAACAGATCCCCAAGGAATCCGCCACCGCTGCCAAGCTGCCCCAACAGACTATTGACGCCAAATTTCAGCAAGATATTTGCCAAGCTTCTCAGCGTGTCTGAAGCAACGTCTGACAGCCGCTTGGTGCCATCGACAGCAGCAGTCAAGCTGTCAACAATGCTCGTTGAGATCGTCTGGCCGATCGAAGCGTAAAGCGCATCCATCTTGTCGGCTTGGGCTTTTGCTTTTGCGTCAAGCTCTTGAAATGCTGCATCAAAATCACTTAAGAATCTGGCCAAAGAATCGGCCTCTTCTTTTGCAGTTTCTGCAATTGTATTCTTGTAGGCTTCTGCCTCGTTCCGCTTGTTTTCCAACGCAATTCTTGCCGCAACTTGTGCATCGACATCCTCTTGAGCAAAACCTTTCGCATTCTTTTGCAGTTCTGCGATGTCAATATTTAGCTGAAAATTCTTTCTTTCAGTTTCATTCACTGCACTCGCGAGTAACGCTTGATTCTCAAAAGCTTGAACTCTATCCCTTGAAAGCTGCGCCAGCTTTCTAGCCTCTTCCACAGGGTCTGGACCTTTTGCTTTGCTGCCGGTGCCGGTTGGTGTTAAAGGTGGCTTCTTTTTTTTCTTGGGCTTAATTGCCGCTCCCGCTGGGCCGAAAAAACCATCTTCAAGCGAAGCGACGTCTACGCCAAACGTGCTTAAAACGATCTCGATGTCATAGCGCCCCTTCATTTTGTTAAGGGATTCAGTCAATAAATCAATTTTTTTCTGCAAGAAGGCAGCACTTGGTCCTGCTTTGTCTAACTGTCCCTTTAACGTCTCAATCTTGTCAGCAGTTTCCTGCATCTTTTGCTTTAACTCGTCCCCAGTGCCAGAGGTATCGCGCAAGCTTGCCTCTAAGTTGTCAATCTTTGTCTTGGCATCAACTGCACCCTTGGCTACATACGCAATCCCGGCGACTAACGCCACCCAAGGCAACGCCAGCATTGCCCCCTTAAGTATCACCATCGCACCTGCCAAAAGCTTCGCCGCGCTTGTCGCGCCTGCCGCTGCTGGTGCAAATGCTGCGATTCCTTTTAACAGAGCGCTAACAGGAGATGCCAGCGCAAGGACTGCCGCCGAAAGGCCGATAAGTGCTGCCCCTACTGTTTTGATTGGCCCTGGCAAATCACCAGCAGCCTTAAGCAGCTTGGTCAGCCCTTGGACGGCTGGAGTCACAACCGGCAATAACTCAGTGCCGATTGCGTTGCTTAGTTCGCTTGTTGCATTGCTGAACTCTTTGAATTTTGCCGCTGGTGATTCGGCCAAAATCTGCTGAATCTTATCCTTGTTCTTCTCAAATCCTTCCGCCAAGGCGTTGATCAGAATGTCAGAAGTGATTTTGCCTTCACTGCCAAGCTTTTTCAGCTCTCCAACAGTGACGCCCATTTCATCAGAAACCAGCCTCAAAATGCCTGGCACTTGCTCAGCGATTGATCTAAATTCATCGCCTTGAAGCCTGCCGCTGCCAAGCGCTTGACTTAACTGAAGAAACGCCCCGCTCGCTGCCGCCGCGCTAGTGCCGCTAGCCAATGCTGTTGCATTAAAGCCTTTATAGACCGTTTGAATATCTTCAAGCGAAGTCCCTAGCGGCCTTAACCTTGCGTAAACGTCTGAAAAGTTGTTAGCTGACTCAGCCTGAGACTGATTAAACGTCTTGGCGTTATCTTTTACTAGCTGTTGGATCTTGCCAAATTCGCCATATTCCGTTGACAGCGCCTTCAGCCTTACTTGTGTCTGGGCGAAGCTTGCTGCCTGCCCAATCATCCG